TCAGGATGTCGGCGAGGCCGAGGATTCCCCCAAGGACAGGTTCGACTCCCGGTACCAGGCGCCGACGAGCTGCACGAGCTGGTCGTCGGACAGCGCGGCCCGGGTGCCCGGGGCGTAGTTCTCGAACACGGCGACTTGGAAGTCCCAGATCCGCTTCGCCGCCTCCTCGGTGAGGTTCGACTGGTTGATGCCGGCGACCGTCGCACCGAGACCCGTGATGAGCTCCGGCGAGAGGTTCTGCACGAGCGGGATCGACTGAACGGGCGGCTTCCGCCACGGAGCCCACCACGGTGCCGTGAAGGGCAGCGTGAATGTGAACGGCTCGACGGGCTTCGCTTCGGGAACGGCGAACGGGGACATAGGGGGAACCTCCGGAATTGGGATGGGAGCCGAAACGGAAAAGACAGCAGGCAGGCCCGGGCTCCCGGCGGACCTGCCTGCTGATCGAGCTCTACGCCGCGACGACCCCGTCGTCCGTGTAGATGTAGAGGGAGTTGCCCGCGGAATCCGGGGCCGTGGTGAGGACGACGGGGAGACGGATGGCGTCGTTCGCGACGAACGGGATCTCGCCCTGCTCGGTGATCGTCCCGTTCGGCACGACGATGACCACCTTGCGGAGACCGTCCTTCATCCGGAAGACCCACGCCTTCTCGGTGAGCGCGTCGCCGCGGAGCTTCAGCGCCATGCGCGTGCCCAGCGTCGACGTCGCCGGGAAGACCTCGACGTTCTCGTCGCCGAAGTAGTTCTTCACCGACTGCACGTCGAGCGCGAGGTGCTCCCACGCGAGCGTGCCGTCGAAGGACTCGAGCAGCGTGCGGATCGCCTTGCGCGACCAGTCGCGGATCGCGGTCGTCGACCGGGACGGCGTGATCCGCACCCCGGCCTCGCCGACATACCCGGACGCGACCAGCGCGACGTTCAGCGTCGCCGACGTCGCCGTCGCTCCGGCAGGAAGCGGCGTGCCGACCGGGCCGGACAGGATCGCTCCCGTCACCGCCTGATCGGGCGCACCGACGAATACATCTTTGCTGAGTGGACCAGCCATTGTTGCCCCTTTCAGGCATGGATGAACTTGCGCGCAGACACGCGAAAGAACCCGCCTGATGGCGGGAGTTGAGGGAGGGAACCGCTAGAGCGCGAGGAGGCGCACGTCGATCGAGAACGTCCGCGAATACCGGGCCCGCTTCGTCACAGGGTCGAGGGAGTTCGCGCCGGCGCCCATGTTGCGCAGCTCGTAGAACTGCACGCCCTCGAACGTCGTGTGCTGCACCGTGCGCAGCACCGCGGCCGCCTCACGCATCAGCAGCGACGACCCATCGAGGGTGCTGCCGAACGCCTCCAGCGTGAGCTGCTGCGTGAACAGCACGAGCGCGCGATCGCCCGCGCCGCCGGACTCCGCAATGCGCAGGTGCTTGCCGTCCTCGACACGGCCGGAGACGCTCTGTGTGCCGATCTGCCGGACTGCGAACTCCGCCCGGGTGAAGTTGATCAGGGCCGCCGCGACAGGCGGCTCTATGAGCGCCTCAGCCACGAGCCGCGTCCAGCGCGCTCGTGAGGATCGTCGAGTCCTGACGGACCGCGCGGATTGCGTCATCCGTCGTAGGCGCCACGATGACCGAGACACGGTCGAAACCGTAGAACGCCTTCGCCTCGAACCCAGGACCCGCGGCCGCCGCAGCATCCAGACCGCGCGTGAGTAGCTCGGCACGGACCTCGTCGGACCTCAGCAGGCGGCCGACCGCCTTCGGGTCCACCGTGATGCGTGCGTTACTCAGCATGCTTCCACCTCTTCAGCGTGAAGATGAGCTCGTTCAGCGCGCCGGTCGGCGACTGCACCGGCATCACCTCGCCGTCGACCTCGTACTCGATACCGAGGTAGCGCACGTGGTCGGACGACAGCAGATCAGCGCCCCACGGGGCCGTACCTCTGAAGCCGGTGAAGGATGCCGTGCCGCCGGCTTCCGCCTCCTGCGACTGCAGCGGCTCGAGCCAGCAGCGCTGGATCTGCACGACGACGGGCGGCTCGTCGAGGTCGGGCACCATCGTGCCCTGGTCGTCGATCGTCGGAAACCGGAGGCGCTCGATCGTCATCTTCGCGAAGGACGGCCTCATGCGTTCGCCGGCCTTCTGTAGATTTCCAGCGATTCCTTCTCGTGCTCGAGGAGCGCCGAGCCGCCGGCGACATTGAACCCAGCCTGCGAGTAGGTGACGGACGACGACATCGTCGACTCGCGCACAACTCCGAGAGGTGAGCCGAGCGCGCGCGATGCGATCATCAGCGTCAGGTCGACGATGTCCTCTGGCACGTCTTCGTAGCCGTGCGTGAAGGTGACCTCCACAGCGCGCCGAAGGGCGTACGTGCCGAACGCCGAACGGGAGTATTCGATGATGCCTGCCTCGTCCCACTCGACGCGAGCGACGTCGGCCGCGACGCCAGAAGCCGTCAGCGCGAGAAGGTCGACCATGTGGAGTGTCGGCAAGTAGAGCGGGCTCCGCGGGCGAACGGCAACCTTGATCGTCTCCTGAATCACCGGGGCGACGTGCCACCGGCAGTAGTTGCGGATGAGGCGCGAGGCCGCGTTGATCGCCTCCACCACGTACGGGTCGTCGGCAGGGATGGCACCCTGCGAGCGTGCAGCCATCTGCTGCGGTGTCGCGAACGGTTCGAGTGCCATCCCTGCCTCCGGTTACTTCGTTGCGACCTCGGCCGGCGTGGCCTTGGTCTGTGCCTGCTTAGGGCGCTTCGTGGGCGTCGCCTTCTCAGGGGCAACGACGGGCTTCGTCTGCGCCTCCGCGAGCCAGCCAACCGTCAGAGTGACGGGCCCGGCGAGCTCGACGGCCCCCGTGCTCGTGTTGTCGACGACGACCTCGGTGGTGACCGGGCTCCCGTCGAACTCGACGGCTCCCGTGCTCTCGACGACGATCGCTTCCTGCTCGACCGTCAGCCCGTCCTCGTGATTTGCTTCGACGGTGGGCTCGCCTTCGATCTCGACCGACTCGGCGACGACCTCGGTGGCGGCCGGGGTCTCGGCAGAGTCGACGGCGACAATCGCCGCGGCTGCCGCCTCGGGTGTTGCGTCCTCAGATTCAGAGGTCATGCTGTCCCTCACTTTCGTAAGCGAGGGGCGCCGAGATTGCTCCCGACGCCCCTCAGGTGGTTAGACCCCGTCGAGTCCGGTGACCCGACCGAACGCACCCGGGCGGTAGAGAGCGAGCGCGAGGCGCTCTTCGGCACGCAGGGCCGTGAGGTTCCGCTGGAAGTAGTCAGCGTGCGAGTTGGATGCCTCGACGGTGATGCCTCCCTTACGGAAGATCTGGCCGCCCTGGGCGAACGCTCCGACCAGCGCGGTGTTCGCCGCGAGCGCGGGAGTCGACACGACCTTCTTGCCCCACAGCGACGGCGTCGCCTGCGTGACGAACGGGCCCTGCGCGTAGTACGCACCCTGCAGGTTCTTCGAGAGGGTGATGCCCTCCCAGCCGAGCGGGTCGATGACGACCGCGTCGGGCTCGAGGAACTGCGTGATGCGGATCTGCGTGATCTGGCGGTAGATCGCGTCCATCGCGTTGTCGTCGGCCGCCGAGACGCCGGCGCCGCGGACCACGGGGGTCGCGAGGCCCGGGCGGTTCAGGATGCCGACGAGGTTCGCGCCGGTGCCGTCGCCGTTCAGCAGCTGAGCTTCCTCAGCGAGCTTCACGAACAGCACGAGACGAGCGTCAATGTAGGAGCGAGCCTGAGCCCAGTCCTCCAGCATCTCGTCCGAGATCGGCAGGAACGTGGCCAGCTTGTGCAGCACCTCGTCCACCTTCGTGAACGCGAGCGCCGACTCGGGCTTCAGACCACCCTCGGCCACCGCGGCCGCACCGTTGGTCACCGCGGACTCGACCAGGTACCGGATGAGCGGCGAGGTCGTGGTGCCCGCGGGGAACAGGTCCGCGATCGTCAGGGCACGGAACTGCTGCTCTACGAGAGCGGGGAGCACGACCGGCTGGTTCAGCGCGTAGCCGCCTCCGGGAGCGCCCGCCGTGCCCTCGAGCAGCGTGGCCTTCACCTCGACGTCGCCCGAGGACCAGTTCCCCTTCAGGCCGCTGTCGATCAGACCCTTGTAGCCCGCCGACTCGACGAACTGCTGGCCGATCGACTTCGCCACGGCAGCGCCGCGCTCCTCCGCCGATGCGTCGTCGAGCGATCCGCCGGCGCTGGCCGCGAACGCTTTGCGCTTCTCTTCGAGGGACTCGAGGTTTGTGACCTCCTCGGTCCACTTCTTGATGTCCGTCTCGAGGGGGTCGAGAGCGGCCTTCTGCTCCGCGAAGCTCATCGTGGTGCTCTCGGCGATGGCGAGCGCCTTCGTCGAAAGGTCGACGACTTTCGCCTTTGCTTCCTTGATCGTGGGCATGTCAATCCTTCTCTGTGCTCGGTACTGCGTTGACGTTGATGGCGGCTCGGTGCCGCATCTTGGCTGCCTGCATCTGGATCGCGGCAGCTTCGTCGATCACGGGTGCGGTGTCGGCTCCGGCGGCGGGTGATTTCTCACCGGCAGCGGGGGCGTCCTGCGCACCAGCAGTTGAGTCGCTGGCCTCTGATTCCTCATCAGGGTCGGGCGTGAGGACTTCCATCACGCCCACGGCGGCCGCGGCGCCCGTGAGGGTGGCCGTGGTGCCGTTGTCTGTGTAGCTCTGCCGCAGCAGAGCCGATTCGTATGTCTCGCGGTCCTCAACCTCGAAGACGACGACGCCGGCACCATCGGCGCCCGGGATCGTTCCGCGGATCCAGACCCACGCGCCGTCGTTCGCCTCGCGGAGCGCAGCCTGCACGCGGTCGCGTAGCGCCTCGACGCTGCCGACGATGCTCTTCATCGTCTCGGTCGCCGCGTGCTTCTCCTCGGGCACGTCGACGCCCAGCGCGAGCGCGGCCTGCACGATCGTCTGGATCAGCGCGGTATCGGCTTTGCTGTTGCGCGCGCCGGCCTTCGAATCGAGCCCCTTCGACGAGAGCACGAGCGCCTCTCGGTTGGACGGGACCGCGACGAACGCGCCGTTCAGGAGCTCACGCACCGCCTTGCGACCAGCGCCCTTCCCCGTCTGCTCGGTCATGAAGGCGACCGATGTCGTCCGGATGTGCCCCTCGTTGACGAGGGTGCGCACCTCCTGCGCGCGCGGAAGTGACGAGTAGGTGCCCTTCACGATGAGCTGCCCCGCGTCGTTGAGCTCGGGCACGCCAGAGCCGACCGTGGTCGCGACGCTCATGCCGTGGTCGGAGTCGAACGTGATGTGCTCGGGAAGCGGCTGCTTCCACTCGTCCGCGAGCAGCGTGTCGCCGTCGCGGTCCTTCGTGGGCGCGGACAGGATCACCTCGAAGGCGCCGGGGAAGTCGTCCCCGGCGCCCGTGTTGGTGATCGTCGCGTCCTTCCGGATGATGTTCATCAGCCCTCCAGGTTGATAGTCAGATCGCAGGTGCACCCCGCGACTTCGTCCGCGCCGCCGGCAGGGTCACCAGGCGCGTTCATTCCGTTCGAGAACGTTTCGTCGATGCCGACCGTCTCGCCCGCCATCGCCGCGTGCGCCGACCTCGGGTTGCGCGAGTTGACCCCCCACGTCTTCGACACGCCTCCGGACTGCTTGCCCGCGAGGAGCGTCGCGAAACCGGCAACGACGGCGACGCGCGAGAGGGCCACCGAATCCGCGCGGGCCGCGATTGGACCGTCGAACGTCTCGCCCAGCCAGCTCGCCAAGTCCGCGTCTTCGTCCTCGGCGGCGGCCACCGCGTCGTTAATCGCATCGGCCGTGGCGCGGTTGATGTTCTTCGCCGACTCGGTCGCGCTCGCCGTGACCCACTCAGTCGCCGGTGCGGCGTCGTACTTGCCTCCGAGTTCGGCGGCGACCGCGCTCCCCGTCGCCTGAGATGTCGCGGCGCCGAGTGTCGTGAGCAGGTCGGCGAGCGGCTCGTCCCATGCAGCCGCGTCGAACAGCGCGGCCGCCTTGCTGCTCGCGGCTGCAACGACGGAGTCGCGCTGCTCGGTGAAGAACGCGCGGATCTCCTTCGTGTGCTCCTCGACCAGCTTCGCCCGGGTCGCCGGCTTGTCGGCCTTCACCTGGGCGAGCCGCCCCATCACCGACCTGACCGTCAACGCCGGCGTCGACTTCAGCGCCCCGAGCGCGCGCGGCATGACCATGCCGTTCGTGTCGATCTGCTGCGGTGCGGCCGCGGTGCTGCCGAGCGGGACCAGCGCAGCGTTGCCGTAGAGCTGGTCCGCCTCGGGCCCGGCCACGGTGAGGTTGAACATCGGCCGCGCCTCGGACGGCTTCATCACGCCGCCAGTGATCAGCTTGTTCACGGCCTCGGCGCGGGTCTCGAAGTCGCCCCGGAGAACTTCGTCCATGTTGAACTTCGAGAAGACGTCGCCCTCGGGGTGGAACTCGGGGACCAGCTGGTGATCGACGACAGACTCGAACAGCTCGAACCGCGGCGCCATGGTGTCGCGGTACATCGACCGCAACTGCTCGGTGATGTTCGAGAACGTCGCCTTGTCGAGAATGTGTACGGCGGGCGGGGGCACGTCGTACGCGGCGCACACCTCCTCGCGGTTCAGCTTCCTCGACTCGATGTACTGCATCTCCTCGGCGGAGAGCTGCACGACGGTCGCTTCCATCGCCTCCTCGAGCACGAGCGTGCGGCCCATGTTGTCGGCGCCCGAGTGGTTGGAGTCCATCTGCGACTTCAGCCGCTCGATCGCCGGATCGGAGAGGTTCTTCGGGTGCCGAAGGATGACCGAGGGCCGGGCGCCCTTCTGCCACCACGATGCCGTCGCGCGGCGGGATGCGTCCTCGTTGAGCAGCGTCATCCGCAGGCCTTCGAGGTTCGAGAGGCCGCGGCGCGTGTTCTCCGGGTTGTAGTTCTTGAAGACGACGACGTCGCGCTCGGGGATGGGGAGCCGGTTGGGACCGTACAGGTACTCGATGTCGCCGGCTTCGTTGCGGTGCGTGACGAGGTTCGTCGGGTGGATCGGGTGCAGCTCGCGCACGGTGTCGGTGCGGTCCCGCAGCTTCAGCCAGAACGCCTCGCCGTAGATGTCGTAAGTCGACGACGTCCACAGCCACAGCTCGAACCCCGACAGCCGTTCATTGGGCTTCTTCATCAGCTCGGCGAGCGCCCCGACCTCGGGCTCCTGGTCGTTCCCGCCCAGCTGCCGCTTCAGATCGAAGGGGTTCCGCGCTGTGGCCATCGCCAGCTTGCGCACGACCACGCCGACCCACAACTGCGCCCGGTAGATCTCGCCGTAAGCCGCCCACATTCCGCCAAGGGGCATGCTGCCGACGCCGTGGAATGACGTCGACGAGTAGGCCGCTGTCTGATCGCCCAGACCGCTGATGCCGGTAGATGCGATCGTGCCGTTTGAGAGGATCAACGCCCCTCCTAAAGGGTCAGTGTCTGCATGTACTTGACGATGGGGCGGGGGAGCCAGAGGTGCCCGTCGACCGCCACGCGGTCTCCGTTCGCGGCGAGCGACGTCGCGTCGGCGAGCACCAGGTGCTTGTCGTCGGCGTCGAACAAGACGCCCTCGAAGGTCTCTTGGTTGTCGAGGGTGACGATGTAGCGCGTTCGGATCTGGGATCGGATGAGTCGGTCGGTGCGTGCCACAGGTGGCTCCTGCCTAGAACGTGAGCAGCCCACGTTCTTCGTAAACGGATGGCCCAGCGGGAACCGGGTTCGTGTTGAGGAGGCCGACCGCGGCGATCGCGGCGACCAGCGGGGCGGCGTCCAACGGAGAGTTGCGCCGGTCGATCACCCACCCGCCGTCGTTCAGCGGCTTGATCGCTGCTGAATTGGCGGCGACGTCGAGCTTCGGCTGCTCGCCATGGGTGAGCGTGATCACGGCCTCGCCGTCAGCGTCATCGTCGGCGACCGCTCGACGGATGCCGTCGTAGAAGACGCCCGTCCAGCCGGCCAGATCCGACCCGCCCCACTCCACCAGCGGGATGCCCGCCTGCTCGAAGTCGGTGATCATCGACGTAATGGTCGCGCCGCGGGCCTGCAGCGCGATGTTCTCCGGCTTCACCTTCCGCAGCGGCGACTGCAGCCACGGGATAACCCAGTCGGTGCCCGGCCTGCTGGCCGCGATCTCGACTCGCTTACGGCCCTCCGTGTCCCAGAAGGCGATCGCGATGTGCACCCACGTGCGGTCGTACGACATATCGATGCCGTACGCGGCCGGGCGGGTTGTGTCGCGGGTCACCGTGGCGATCTTCGTGCGATCCCACGAGCCGTTCGGGAACGGGCCCGCGCCGGCCGTGTTGACGAACTGGCACAGCACCTCGGTGCGGAACTCCCACTCGGGGTCCGACAGGGCGGCCGCGGCGATCGCACGCTCGTCGAGCTCGCTGTAACCCATCGACGGGTTCGCCTCAGCCCAACCCTCGCGGTCCCAGATGCCACGCGGTGTGCCGTCGATCGAACCGTCCAGCGTTCCCGACGACCACTCGAACAGCCCGATCGAGCCGAGGTCGAGGTCTTCGAGCAGATCCTCGGGGACGCCGGCGGGCGGAGTGCCCATGATGGCCGCGAGCGCGACCGTACGCAGATGCCGGAGAACGACGGATGTCGAGTCGCCGGCGTTCGAGACGCCCCAGACCTGCGCGCGGCGCCGGGCCATCGTCGTCTTCGAGGTCGCCGACCACGCTTTCCAGTCCTGGTGCTCGCGCAGCTCGTCGAAGATCACGAGGTCGCCGCGGAACCCGCGGCCGCCGCGCCGGTTGGCGGACGCGATCTTGAACTTCTCGCCACCGTCGAGCAGCAGCAGCTCCGAGCCCTTGCCCTCGTTGGTCTTCGCGATCTCGTTCGCCAACTCGGGGATGGCCTCGGCGACTGCGACGGCTTCGAGCCACGCCTGCTTCGCGTGGTCGAGCGACGCGTGCGTCTCCATGACCATCTGCGCGCCGTCTTGGAACAGGCGCCACAGGATCAGCACCGTCAACAGGACGCTCTTGCCGTTCTGGCGAGCCACGAGCAGCAGCACCGTGCGGAACCGGAACGCGTTGCTGCCCGCGAGCAGCTCGAGCGCGTGGACGAGCAGCCACCGCTGCCACTCCAGCGCGCGAGGGATCAGCCCGAGATAGTCCGTGTCGTCGTCGGGCGCGCGGCTCGCGTCCAGCTCCTCGAGCCGGTCGCGCATCCAGTCCCAGAACTCGACGACCTCGAACCCCAGCGACGTCTCCGCGGTCAGCGGGCGCAGCGGCGGGGTGAAGATCCGCGGCGTCTGCCGGCCGTAGCGGGTCTTACGCTTTTTTCCGCTTCGGGGGGCGCTCGAACTTCGAGACGTTGCCTTGCGCGGGCGAGTCGCTGCCGCCATCGGGAACCTCGGTCTTCAGCTTCAGCGAACGGACCTCCCGCTGCAGCCGCACAGTCGGGGTGCCGCCCAGGTCATTGAGCACCTTCGTGAGCGCGCGGTGCGCAGAGAGCGCCTTCGTCTCCTCGCCGGCCGACTGCAGCCGGTCGACGGTGTTGGCGAGCATCCGCGCCTGCGCCTTCGCAGCCGCATCGGAGTCGACGAGCCACCTCATCGCCGACAGCGCCGTCTCCACCGCGTCATGCATCACGGTGGACGCAGGCGCGTCCGCACCGTCCGCCGTCTTCGGCTTCGTCGGCGCAGCAGCCGCACGAGCCGCAGCCCTGCTCAGCCGCTTGCGTTCAGCGTCACGAGCCTTCCGCTCCTCAGTCGTCATAGCCATGGTGGGAACCTTCGCATTGCGGACGCGGACAGGGACGTCCGCGGACTTCACTCACCGATGGGGGAGATCACTACCGGCGAAGTGACGGTGGGCGTGCAGCCGTAGGGATGGCGACCCCCCTACCCCTTGGGGTGGTTGAGGATCGATGTTTTCCGGCGTTGTGGGCGTGTGTGCGGGCACAGGTGCCTGGCACCTGTGGTCGGCGAGTCGACTGCTGTACTGTCGGCTCATGGTTGACCCTGTGCCTGCCCGCCCTGTGGGTGCCGATGGCAAGCGTGAGTGTCATGTGTGCCGCACTCGTTGGAAGCCAGCGGTTGCCCGGCCCGTGGTCGCGCACTTCGACTACGCCGAGCGGCGCTGGTGCCCGGGTGGCGTGCCCCCTACTGCGGCGCAGAAGGCCAACCGGAAGGCGAAGGGCAGCATCCGCGCTGTCGGTGGCGGACTGCCGGGTCTCGGGAAGCGGTAGCTCACCACTCCTCGGAGGTGACGCCGATGCCGGCGAGTTGCATGCTGGCGTTCTTCGAACGGTTGCAGTGGTGGTGGCTGGGCTGCTGGTTGGTGGGTTCGAACTCGAGGTGCGGGTGCGTCTTCTTCGCCTTGATATGGTCCATCTCGAAGGAGTCGGGTTCGTTCTTCTCGCCGTCCCAGTCGATGGTGGCCTGACCGCAGATGCCGCACGGTGCGTTGCGTGCCTGCCAGTCGGGCTTCAGTGCCGCCCGGAGTTCGCGGTGCTTGTGGCCGCGGCCGCCCGCCATCAGTCCGCGTGGGGGTCGAGCGTGTGTGCCAGCGTCACAGTGACCTCGCGGCTGCTGCTGTCGAAGGTGCGCTCGATGATCTTGAACGCACGCCCGTCGATGACCTTGACCTGCCCGGGCGCGGTGCTGTCTTTGATGTCGATCATGGTCGTGCCGCCTTCGCTGCTTCGAGGACATCCGCGAGGTCGAACCCTGCGAGCTCGCAGTCGCGGGCATTGATGATCGGCTCGCCGCGAAGATACGCCTCGGGGTCGGCCACCTGGTACGGGTAGACCGGGGCGGTGAAGCCGTCGTACCCGATCGGTGTGTGGTCGTCCATGGTCGCCCCTGTCGAGAGGATGCCAGCCTGCTCACGGCCCAAGCGAAGGAGGGTGTGTGACCGGGAGGCTGGCAAGAATGTGGAAGGCGGGCACCGCGTCTACTCGGTGCCCGCCTCGATGATCTGGGTTGTGCGCCCGCACGCCAGGGAGATCAATGCCTGTCGCCGGGGTGAAAGGCCAAAGCCCCCGGCTACGCAAAAAGCGCCGGATCCCCGTTTGGGGTCGGCGCTTGCGTAGCAAGATGCTATCACGGGGGTGTGTCATCGTTGGGCACCCGCTTGCGTGTCGGATTGGTGACAAGCTTCTCCCGGTAGACGGCGAGCAGGTGGTCGAGCATCACGAACCGGCGGATGACCGTGCCGTTCCTCGCCCTGATCACGGTCACCTCGAGGTCTTCGTCGGCTATCCACCGCTCGATGGTGCGCACGCTGCGCTTCACCCGCTTCGCCGCCGCCTTCACCGACAGGTGGGTCATGGCAACACCCGCGCGAGCCAGCGCACGAACCGTGCGATGCCCGTCTCCTTCAGTACCACTGCGACCAGACGAGCCTGAGCTACAGCCATCGGGTTCAGGGTCCAATCTGCGGCCCGCTGCTCGATGGATACGAACCGATCCTGTCGAACGGGCCATGGGATCTCCGACTCCACCTTCAGCGCCACCGTGTTGCGAGCGAACCAGATGTGCGGCGTATCGCGGGCTTCCGCTTCGGCCCGCTCTTCCAGTGCGCGGAAGGCCGGGTCGAAGCGCAGCCGTGCACGGGCTAGTTCGTAGTCGCGGTCGACGCCGCGGAAGACCTCCTCCTCGCTGATCATTCGCTGGCCTTCCACGAGTGCGCACGGTGGGCGCTGCCCGGCTTGTCGTGCCCGGCCTTGAACGTGCACCCGTTCATGCCGCACAGCCCCTCAGGGATCGTCGGGGCGACAAAGGCGTGCTCGTGGCAGGCGTCGGTGCACGCGAGCGACAGGCACTCGTCGTGACGTCCCTCAGCGCACGCCGTGGTGATCGCCTCGGTGGGTTCGTCGACGTCGAGCCACTTCAGGATGTTCGACGGCTTCGCGACGATCTCGTGCCCGCAATGGTCGCAGACGATGCGGACATCCAGCACGTCCTCCGACGCCCACTCGGCGCCCACCGTGGGCTCCGAGCAGACCGGACACGGGCGCGGGCTCACCTGCTTCGGGCGCGGCTGCTTCGACGGGTACTTGGCGTTGATGGCGAACACGAACCGGGAGACGTCGAGCAGGTAGTCGGGGCCGGCGTCGGATACCGCGATCTGCTCGTGCTTGCCGAGCAGCCACATCGTCTGCAGGCGCACCAGCATCGCGGCGCCATCCGGTGTGGTCCCGGCGCGGAAGCCCTGCACCTCCTTCGCGTTCGACCAGGCGACCACCGTCGACGCCGGCAGCTGCACCTCGAGCGTCTCGGCCCAGTAGATGACCCAGTTGACGAGCTGGGCGTACATCTCGTCGAGGTCGTCGGTCGCGGTGATGCGCATCGGCGCCGACCACTCGGGTAGCGTCTCGCCGCGTTCGACCTTGCCGTTCGTGGCGATGCTGCGCACGTGCATGGCGATCTCGGGTGCGTCGAGGAGCGCACGGCGTGCACGGACGCCGAGGATCTTCGCGAGGGCCGCTGCCTGCTCGGCGAGCTGCTCGGGGGTGAGTTCTTGGATGTCGGTCATGGTGTTGCTCCCTCGGTCGAGGTGGTGGGGTGGGTGCACGTGCATTCGTTGTCGGACGCCATGTTGAGACACGGCGAGCCGGTGTGATCGGCGTGACGGCAGGTGGGGCAGCGTCTGAACGGCATGCTCGGGGCAGTGGCTTGCGCGGCCATGTCGAAGCCGAGAGGCGCAGCTCCCTCGCTCTCCCATGCGTCGTCCCGCGCCACCCGCTCGGCCTCGTTCGCCGCCCGGATGATCTCGGCCGCCAGCGTGCGCGCCTCCGCGATCGTGTAGTCCGCCGTCTTCTTCGCCTGGAACAGCGTCACGCCGAACTCGTCGTTCATGTCCGCCCGAGCGATCTCGGTCTCTCTCGTAAGTGCCATCTCTACATCTCCGATTCATCGATCAACGCGGTCGGCGACCACGTCTTGTCTCTGAGGCGCGCATAGTGCGCCTCCCAGTTGAGGGTGAATTTCCCCTGCTCGCCGGAGCGGTTCTTCGCCACCACCACGGTCAGGTCGTTCGGGTGCTTCTCCCGGTCGCGGTCGAGCAGCAGCACCACGTCGGCGGCCGCCTCGATGTCACCCGACTCGCGCAGGTCGTCGAGGGTCGGCAGTTGGCGGCCGCGTTGGTTCTGCGCGCGCTTCAGCTGCGCCGCGGCGATCACCGGCACGTCCAGATCCTTCGCGAGCTGCTTCAGGCCGCGCGCCACCGCGCCCACGACCTCCTGCCGCGACTGCCCCTCGCCCTCAACCAGCTGCAGGTAGTCGACGACGATGCCGGTCAGCTTGCCCCTGCGGGCCACAGAGCGCGCGTGCGACCGGATCTGCGCCAACGTGACACCCGCGGATTCGTCGATGAAGATCGGCGCTCCCTGCACCCGCGAGCGGGCCTCCGCGATCTTCTCCCACTCGTGCTTCAGGATCTGGTGCGTCCGCAGCGACGTCATCGACACCGGCCCGAACTGGGCCAGCAGCCGCTTCTGCAGCTCGCCCTCGGTCATCTCGAGCGACGAGAACGCCACCATCCCCGCATGGGCCAGCTTCGCCGCGATCTGCAGGCACGCGATCGTCTTGCCCGACCCGGGCCGGGCCGCGACCACCGTCAGCGCGCCCGCGCTGAAGCCGCCGATGAGCTTGTCGAGCGACTCCCACGGCGTCGGGATGTACGTCGGCTCCGTCGCCAGCGACTCGATAAGCAGGTCGAACGTGTCCCCGATCGGCTTCAGCCCGCCGGCCTTCCCGACCGCCACCGACTCGACCTCCGTGCGCGCGAGGTTCACGAGCTCGGCCGCGACCCCCTCGCCGGAGTTGCCCATGGCCTGAATCCGGATCCCCGCCGCGACCAGGCGGCGCTTCACCGCGTCGTCCTTCATCGTCGACGCGTAGTAGCCCGCGTTCTTCGTCGACGTCGGGATGCCGGTCAGCTCGTGCACGTACGCGGCGCCGCCGGCCTGCCGCAGCTTCCCGGTGCGCCGCAGCTCCTCGACGACCGCGATCGCGTCTGTGGGTTCGTTCTTCGCCACGAGGCTGCCGATCGCTCGGGCGATGATCTCGTGCTTTGGTTCCCAGAAGTCGCCGGGCAGCACCACCGTCATCACCTCGTCGACCTGCTCGGGCGAAAGCATCATCGACCCGAGGACCGACTGCTCGGCGATGCGGTCGTACTTCGCATCCGCGTCCGCCGCGGCCGCAGCCTCGTCGACGGGCGCATCGGCGTCCGTGTACGTCGTGTCGTTCACTCCGGCTCCCCGTTCTCGTCGGCGACCTCGATCGCGTCCCTCTGCCCGAACTTCTCCAGCAGCCACTCGCGGTCGGTCGCGTGCGCCTGGTACTCCGCCTCCGTCACGCCGGCCGCCAACAACTCGCGGGCACGAGACGCCGCCACGACCTCCGCGGTGATGTCGCGGTACGGCGACGACGCCACCTCCACGACGCCGAGCCGCTCGAGCACGTGCGCGGGCATGACCGGGACCGTCGCGGCGCGGTAGTGCGCCCGCATCGCCTCCAGCGCGGCTTCCAGCTCGACATCGGCGAGCGTCTCCGCCCACATCGTCGCCATGTCGGCCTGCTCCTCCTCGTCCAAGCGCTTCATGCGCGGGTCGAGCAGGGCCGCCTTCGTCAGGAACACGTTCGCCTCGCGCGGGGTCACGACGACACCGCCAAAGCCTGAGCCTCGCGAGCAGCCAGAAGACCATCCACCGACCGGCCATGAGCCACCGTCGACGACCCACGACGCTCCGGAGCCGGGATAGGCCCGTCCGCCCACCGCTCCTGGTTCAACCACGTCGACGCGAACGGCACGAACTTCCGCTCCGGCCGGTACGGCGACGACGCGTAAGCAGTCGCCGCCGCGAAGATCGCGTGCTGGTTCATCTTCGGCAGAGCCTTCGCCCACGCAGCGACCGCAGCCTTCTTGCCGTCCTTCCTCGGCCACACCGACCAGAAGGCCTCGAACAGGTCGCCCTCGTTCGGATCCGCGAGCTCGAACAGGTCGACGCTCTTACTACTGGTGGTTCTCTGGTGATTCTCTGGTTGTTCTATTGCCCGGTCACTGTGACCGGTGAGACTGTCGTGGATGTCCGGTGAGAGTGTCGCCATTGTCCGGGGACTATTTGTCCGGTTGGACTTGCGGCCATTTTGTCCGGTGAGCCCTTTTTTCGTCTTCAGGATGTACCGGTCGGAGGTCCGATAGCCGTCGTTCGCGCGTCTCTCTTCACGCTCCACCAGCCCCAGCTCCTCCAGCTCGGTAAGCGCGCGGCGGACCGTGCGATCGGAGCTGCCGACCATCCGCGCGATGCGCTTCTGGCCCGGGTAGCAGGACAGCTGCTCGTCGGCCATGTCTGCGAGCGCGATGAGCACGAACTTCTGCGTCATCGGCAGATCCAGCTCCCACGCCCAGTGCGTTGCTTGATAGGCCATCAGGCCACCGCCCCAGCACGCAGCGCGGTCTTCTGCACCGCACGGGTAAGCCCGACCACCATCGGCCATGGCAACGGCTCCCGATCAATCTTCTTCGCCTGTCTGACGACCCGCAGCTGATCGCCTTCACCGACGCGAGCCATCAGCCCCCAGCCCGCAGGCAGCTCGTCCAGGCGCACGATCTTCACATCGGACACCACCAGCCACCAGTAGTCGCAGTACGGGCGGAACGCCTCGGCCTTCTCCGGATCCTTCAACTCGGTCAGCCAGTCGGAGCGCGAGATCTTCACTTCGTGCCCGTGCACCACGTGGCTCTTCGACTCCCACCCATCGAGGGCGATGAAGTCGGCCGTGCGCAGCCAGCTCGTGCAGCGGCCCGACTCGCGGTCGTAGCCATAGAATCCCGTCCCGTTGCGCACGTGCTCGGCTCGAATCCAGCGATCGCCGTTCCCGCCGTTCGCCGTGTAGCGCCTCTTCAGGGCGTCGAGCATGAATCGCTCGGTCATCTTCTCCGGGGCCATCAGGCCACCTCCCACAATGTTCGCGGCACCCCTTCGGTGCCTTTGCTCTCGCGCGGTCGCGCGGGCATGTTCCATCCGCCGCGCGCCGGCCGGTGAGCCAGCACGCGGAATCCTGCTGCCCGGAGTGATTCCCCGGACTCGCCTTCCTGCGTGTATGTGATGAGGCGCTCGTAGCCCATCGCTCGAGCTGCGCGCCAAGCGGCGCCGTACAGCATCGAGTTGGCGTTGCGAGTGCCATCGGTCGCCGTCCTGAGCACCTCGAGCGTCACGCCGTCAGCGGCGATCACTCGAGAGATCGGACGGCCGACCACAGCCACACCGACGAGCACCTCGTCCTGCGCAACGCCGATCGAGAACTTGTGCCCGGTCGGCGGAGCGTGGTGGCGGTGGTGGGCCGCGACGAATGCGCGCGCCGTCTGGAACGACACCGGAACGATGTGGAGCACCATCACGCCACCAGTCCCTTCTCTTCGTCATAGCTCTCGCCATAGACCTCGTGCATGAGCTGCATCGCCCTCGCTGCGAAATGCGGACGCGGCCCCCATCGAGCCGAAGTCGGCACCAAGTGCGCTCGAGCAGGTAGTACACGGGCACGTCCGCCATCCGATCGCGGTCCCGCACCCACGAGGGCACCTTCCAGCCGAACCGCAGCGCCTGAGCCTGCAGCTCGTGCTCGTACGCCGGGTTGCAGATCGCGCACGACGTCAGCCCGTCCACGAACAGTGGCCGGATCTTGCTGCCGCCCATGCCGACCGCGGCGCGATGTTGGTACTGCAGCTGCACCCACGCGCCGCAGGAGACACAACGGTGCCCGTCGCGCTCGTACGTCACGGCGCGGGTGGCGGGTGTCGGGTCGCTCACGGCTGCACCTGGTCGGAGCGCTCTGTTCGCGAGAGCGATAGAGTGCCGAGCATGACTCCGACGCCGACCCCATCAGCCGCTCTAGTTGAGCCGCTCCTGTCAAGCGGGGATTGGATCGCGATTGGAGCCGCGCTTCTGGCTGCCGTGATAGCTGGCGGATCGTTGTGGGTTGCTGCAAAGGCCCGAACGGACGTCGGCAAGTACAAGGACGCGTTCTGGTCCATCAGAGCGCTGTTGCCCGAAGCGACCGACCAACCGGATCGCATCAACATCGCCTTTGCCTTGCAGAATGTCGGCACCGATCGCGCCGAGAACGTGAGGATCGACTTCATCGCTGATCCAACGGAACTGATCTTCAAAGGCCGCGGCAGAGCAGAGATTGCTTGGATCCTGGTCGCAGCAGGCGAAGAGTTGATCATCGATGCCGAGTGGCGGCAGGCGGCAGGGGCGTCGAATCCGCTCAGAGAGCTCGAACGCGTGTCGAACTTCAAGCGAGAGATCATCGAGCGAGAGGATCGGCGAACACTCGTCGTGACGTATGACAATATCCTCGGAAAGACCAAGACGCAGACTCTGAAGCTTCCAGTGTTCTCGAGGGAATGGGAAGTCGCTTTTGCCGATTGGTCGAATGCGCACGGCGGGTAAGCACACCTCAACCAGCCTGCCCTCACGCTGCCACCAGCTCGCCGGTCAGGTACTCCGCGACGCACGCGCCTAGGTCGCGTGCGTTCGGGGGAGTGACCGCGTTGCCCGATTGCTTTACCTGCTCGCGCTTAGTTCCCAGCAGCGCGTAGTCGGCCGCGAAGCCCATCCCGCGCTTGATCTCGTCGGGGGTCAGCATCCGGAACTCGCAATCGTTGATGTCGACCGGGCCCGTGACGAGGGAATAGCGGTCTGTGGTCGTCAGCGTCCGGTGCGGCTCGTCGACAGGCGAGGGCATCCCGTTGCCGTAGTAGGGCACAAGCAGCGACTGGTGACCCGCTGTGGTGATCGTGCGCAACGCCTCGCTCGCCGGCGTCGACATCTCGGCGCCGCCCGTGTTGTTCCGCATGATCAGCGCTGGGTGCGTGGCGAGGAACTGGCTGCCGGCCGCCGTGATGGCTCCGATCGGCTCGGTAGTCGGTCGGCTGGGCGTCTCGTTGCCCTCGCCACGGACGATGAGGCCGTGGTGGTTGCCGTTCGCCGACACCGTGTCGATCGGCTGGCTCGCACCCTTCGCGACACCGTGATTCCGCAACGGCACGACGATGCCCGTCTCGTTGCGGGTCGACTGCGTGCGCAGCGCCTCGGCGACGTCGGCCGCGACCTTTCCCTCTCGGCCCTCCACCGGGATCAGCAGACCCTTCGTCTGCGCCGTCGTCTGCGTCAGCATCGGATTCATGCCCGACTGCACCGTGCCCTCGCCGCGGATCCCGTCCGTGATGAGCGGCGGGAACGCGATGCCCTTGCTCATCGTCGTGTGCAGGGTCCGCAGCGCCTCCTCGGCCGGCCAGGCACGGATGTAGCCCTCGGGGTCGCCGTAGTTGCGGTGCTTCGGGTCGGTCGAGTCGTACGTGTTGCCAGCGGCTTCGACGATCGTCGGCCGCCAATACTTCTCGATGCCCTTCTCGATGCGGGCCATCGTCTTAGGCGACAGCTCTTTTTCGCGATCGCCGATCCGGGTTCCCTTCAGCGACCAGTCGATGACCAACGCGGCCGCCATCCATCCCGGCTCGACGATGGTCGCGCACTGGCCGCAGCGGAACACGTACTGCGCGCGGTAGCGGCCCCACGCCTCCGCCTTCTTGAACGTCTGCACCGCCGACACGATCCCGTGCACCGGGCAGAGCGCCTTCGGGCTCGTCCACCGCTTCAGATCGGGGCGACGCTTCGACGCCTTGTTCTTCTTCCAGAAGACGATGTACATGCGGTCGCGGGACTGCGGCGCCGGGTCGCCGAGCGCCTGCGCGTGCATCGAGTTCACCCAGGCGATCTCGTGCTCGTAGCCGAGAAGCTCCATCGCGAGCAGCCACGCGGGGAACTGCACCCAGCGGTAGGCGTCGACGACGTTCTCGATGATGATCGCCTTGTAGGCGTGGTACTCCGCGAACCGGGGCACATCCCACATCGTCGCCCGCGAGCGGATTGCCGCGTCGTCGGCGAGCGGCCGCGCGCCCTCGAGCTCGAACAGCGCCTCGTTGACGGCGCGCTGCCGCTTGATGCCCTTCGCTACCGAGTGATTTGTGCACTCCGGCGACGCCCACAGAAGGTCCGTCGTCGGGAACCGCGACGGCTCCACCTGCGACAGGTCAGCCGAGTCGTGATCCGTCTCGGGATGGTTGATCTGGTGCGAAGCGATCGCCTGCGCCCAGTGGTTCGCCGCAATGACGACTCGGTACCCGGCCGCCACGAGCCCGGAGGAGGAACCGCCGGCGCCGCAGAACAGGTCCGTCACCGTGAGGCCGTTCCACGCGACGTCGGGCTGCTTGTAGCCCACGACGGCGGTCATGCTGCCACCCCCGCGGTGCTCGTGAAGATCCGGCTCGCGAGATCCGCAGCCGTCTCCGCATCCATCCCTTGCGACGTCACCCGGACACCGCCGCCGGCGAGCGGCGTGATCGTCACCGAGCACGACACCGTCCGCGGTCGCTGCGTGAGCGCGACGTCGAGCGAGAGACCCGACTGGAGCAGCTGCTCGCCGAGAGCCGCCGCGTCCGCCTGCACCTGGCGCAGCTCGCCGACCAGCTTCTCGTTCGCCGCGAAGTAGCTGACCGCTTCCCGCTCGTGGTGCTTCGCCTTCGCATTGGCGTCCGCGAGCCTCTCGCGCAGATCCTCGACCTCAGCCTTCGCGTCCGCGAGATCCGACAGCAGCCCCTCGGTACGCACGCCGGTAGGTTCGCCGGTCAACGCGCGACCCAGCTCGGCGGCGAGCACCTGTGGGGCCACGTCGGCCGCGATCTCGCCGGACAGCTCGACGGCCGCCTCGTCATAGCTCATCGTCTCGACGGATGCCGCGACCGTCTCGTCGATCTCCGCGACGACCTCGTGCACCTGATCGGCCAGCGCCCGCACCTTCGTCGGCTCCTCAGCCGCCTGCGCGACCTCCTCGACCGCCGGGGGCACCGTCATCCCACGAGCCGCCTGACGGCACGTGAGGCCCGTCACAGGGTCACCCGGGCACCCGGCGTCGGACTTGCATCCACGACGGTCGTAGCCGTACCGGGTGCCGTGCTTGATCGGCCCCGGCTGGCGGCCGCGCCTCGGCCGCTCGTCGACCTGCTCGAGCAGATCCTTCAGCTCGGCATCCTCCGGCTCATCGACCGGCGACTCGCTGTCGGCCACCGTCAACGACGGGTGGCTCCACGCGTTCCCGGCGCCGTCGACGATCATCTCCGGCTTCACCTCGTCCGCCGACGTCTCCTCCGCGAGCAGCTCGGCGACGGTAGCCCCGGCGTCGATGCGGCGACGGAAGGTCAGATCGCCGGCGTACCGGATCGCGAGCGCCTCGCACGTGATCCCCACCGACTCCTTGCCGGGGCAGTGCGAGCCCTTGCAGCCCATCTGACGACCCTGAAACGTCCCGTGGGGGAAGTTCTTATCGTGCATGATCTCTGACGCCTTCACCGCACACCTGCTCTCTTCACGACACTCAGCCGTGAACCCTCAACCCGCGACTGCTTGCCGCTGCGGTTCTCGATCGTCACCATCAGGTAGGAGTTACCTGCGGCGTCCTTCTCGGTCGCGATACCAGCGACCGTCTGCTTCGTCTTGCTCTTCCCGACGACGACCTCGTCGCCCAACCCGAACGCGCTCACGAATCCAGCTCCAGCAGCGGCCGCACGTGACCCTCGACGTACGCGCGCTCGACGCCCGCGTTCGTCTCCTCGAACACGGTCTTGCCGTTCGGAAGCACCGTGTGAGCGAGGAACTCCTGCTCGAACGTGACGATCCCCGACTCGACGCCCTCGAGCTTCGCCTTCACCATTAGGGCCATGGCGCGCCACTTCTGCTTCACCGCCTGCTCGTAGAGCGCGGCGGCCGCGGTCTCGCTGCGCACGCCGCGCTCGTGGTGCGTAAACGCCCGCGATTGCCGATCCGGCAGCGGGATGATGAAGCGGACCGTGCGGCCGCCTTTCTCGAAACCGATCATCGCCTTGTCGCCCTGCGCTGCGTAGGCGAATCTCGTCGCCCCGTAACGCTCGAGGGTGTGCTCGATCTCCATCCGAGATTTCTGCGAGCTCACTTCGGTCTTAGCTGCGTACGTAGACATCAGCCGTTACCTCTTCCTGATCCAGCCAGCCCATACGTGATGGCGACCATCTTCGATTGCGTCTGAAGTGCCGAAGTCGACGACTCCACCGAGCGCGCGACGGACTTGGCGAAGTCGAATGCGACCTCTGCCGCATCCAGCGCCGTGCGGAGCTCCAGCGCCGCCTCGAAGGCATCCGCCTCCCGAAGCTCCGCACTCTTCGCCGTCGACGTGCGCAGCGCCTTCCCATGGGCGATCGCATGCAACCGTGCGACCGCCCGCTTCGTCTTGTCCGCTTCCTTGATGATCAGCGCGCTCTTCGCCGCGAGATGCTTCGCAACCTCGAGGTCTTCGATCACGTCGTCAGGGGTCTTGATCTGCCCCGGCGTCGGCATCGGCGCCAGGCGGATGCGGGCGTACTCTGCGTCTGCCTCGATCTCCTTCGGGTCGCGGACTGCGCGGCCTTCGGAGTCGACGACCTCGTGCTCGACACCGGGGATCCTCATGCCCGCCTCACCAGCTCTCGGATCTCGTCGAGGATCTTCGCGAAGTTGAACCCGCCCGAACGCACCATTGCCGCTGCGTCCTCCTCGTTGGAGGTCCAGACCGCTACGAGGCTGGCCAGCCTCTGCTGCTCGGCGAGGAGCGCCGTGGCGTGCACCTGAGCGAGTGCGAGATAGCGTGTCGCCATCAGCTCGCGGTCGCAGTTGGCCGCGACGTCGAGCGCGTCGAGCATCTGCGCGCGGTGGTCGACGGTGCTCACGGCGTCACCCCCAGATCCGCAGCGATCGCGTCGAGGGTCGCTGGCCCGAGAGCCTTGGCCGTCAGCGCCTCACGCACACGCTCGAGCACGAGATGGGCCTGACGGTCACGGTCGGGAGCGATCGCGTCCATCAGCAGCACCCGGTCGGGGAAGTAGCGGTACACCGTCCCGATGGACGCGCCCGCCTTCTCCGCGACCTGCTGCGTCGTGAAGCGATCGCGGCCATGCTCGGCGTACGCCAGACGTGCAGCTTCGAGCAACTGCTCCAGCCGCTCCTGCGACCGCTTCTGCACGGGCTTGTTGCGCAACGACACCTCGCGGTGCAGGCCGAAGCGCTGCACCGTCGCCAGCTCGGCGGGGGACAGGTCGACCGCGGTCATCGCTCCCCACCACCGATCGAGTCATCCAGCACACCCGCGACCGTCTCCGACGACTCATCCGCCGGCGACGCCGCCCACTCCGACGACGCATCACCAGGCGTCGCCCACCCCGCACTCTCCGAAGGCGCATCCGCATCCGGATCCGGCAACGTCCGCTCGATCGACTGGATCTCCTCCAGCACCTGCGGCAACGCGCCACCCGCGGCCGCCTCCATGTACAGGGCGCGCACGTCCTCCCGCGAGGTCAGCAGCCGCGCCTCACGCAGCCACGCCCGCTTCGGCGGGTCCGCGATCTTCCCCTCGACGAGCGGCACCTGCTCCAGCTCCACCTTCCGAGCGCGAAGAGCCGCATCGACCGTCCGACCATCCGGGAGGATCAGGCCGACCTCGCCCTCCTGCTGCGCGAGCTGGTACAGCTTCGTCAGCGCGTCGACGTCCTTCAATGCCGCCGCGAGGGCCGTCCAGTCACGCGACACCGCCGGTTCGGGGATGTCCTGCTGCACCGAGACCTCGGGGAAGCTCGATGGCCCGTACTTGTCCTCGCCGGGCAGATCGACCCGGTACTCGCCCTTCGTAACTGCCGACGCGTTCGGTGAAGCGGTGCCGCCTGCTTGCGCCATCTCCTCCGACGAGTACAGACCCGACAGATCCTGCGGGAACGCCTTGCGCAGCGCGAGCATCTCGGCGCACTTCGCCAGCATCAGCGGGCCCATCTTCGCCCACATCGCCGAGACGTTGCCGTTGTAGTCCAGCACCGCGTATGCGTCCCACAGCGCCACCGCATAGAGCGGCTCGCGGAAGCCGCGGCGGAACACGCCCACCCGGGCCGCCTTCGGCTGCTCGTTGCCGAGCCAGACCTGCGTCCATGTGACGCCGTCAGCCGTGAACTCCGGCGTCGTCTGCCCCTCGTACTGGCCCGAGCGCTCAGCGACCAGACGGGCACCGTCGATCGACACCTGAATCTGCCACTTCAGCTCGCCCTTCGACTTGCGCGCGATCGAGTAAATCTGCCGGGCGAACGGATCCAGCTTCGTTCTCTGGCAGTGCTGCAGGAACGCAGCCACCACCGGTCGGGGCGCGGCCGTCTTCGTGCCGTCACGGTCAACGTGCACGAGACCGGCGGCCTCGACGAGCGCCTTGTCCTCGTCGGACCAGTCGCCCGGGTTGCTGCTTGTGGGCAGCGCTACCACTCCTGTTGCGGTCATGCCTTCTTCTCCTTCGTGGCCTTCACCGCGGTCACGGTGAGGCTCGGCTTCGCCGGCGTAACGACCGACTTCTGGTACTTCTTCTGGTGCTCGTTCCAGCGCTTCGACAACGCCTGCACCTCCGCGAACAGCTCCGGGTCCGCGGCCTTCGCCGCCTCGACATCGGCCGTCTCCGACTCCTTCTCCTCGCCCGGGTTGTACGTCACCCGGGCGATCGGCCCCTCCTGCGACAGCGCGTCACACCCCTCGAGGCGCGCGAGCATCGCCGCCCACTCGGTCTTCTTCGCCGTCGTCGCCTCCTTCTCAAGGCCGATGAAGCGCAGGTAGTTGACGGCGTGCGTGTCGAGCACGTCGTCGATCTGTGCTTCGACGCCGTCCGCCAGGTCGCGCACGAGGGCGTCGAGGTCGGCGAGGAAGTCCTCGGCGATCGCCACGAGAGCCCCCACGATCTGCTCGTCGTATTCGATCCACGCCGTCAGAGGTTCAGCGTGCATCGGTGCCGGTTCGAGGTGAGTTGCGCCGCGGTCCTGCCAGTCGGAGTCGTGCTGCTCCCAGATGTAGAGGCAGCGGCGGGCACCCGTAACGCGCATGCCCCACTGCATCTGCAGGTAGTAGCCCTTGCGGTCGTAGGCCTCCGTGCCGGGCGCGATGTCGTCCTTGCCCGTCTTGATCTCGTCGATGAACAACTCGCCACCGAACCCCACACCGACACCGTCAGGCGACGCGAGGAACCGAGGGTTATCGGCCGCCCGGAAGACGCGCGACTCCGGCTCGATGCCGAACCGGGTCGCCCACTTCGCGATGATCGGCTCCCGCTTGTTTCCCCAGTCGATGTACTGGTTCGACAGGAAAGGCTCGAGGATCTGCTTCGCCTTCTCGTTGAGCAGACGCGCACGGTATCCGGCGCCGCCCTGGTAGAGCTCGCGCACCTGCGTCGCGGTGATGCCGGCGCCGCGCTCGATGAGCCACTGCACGCGGTCGGTGTCGGGGGCACCCGCGCGGGCCATCAGCTCGGCGAGGGCGGGGTGCATGGTCGTGGCGGTCATACGAGCTGCCCCTTCTCGTCGAAGGTGTTCTGGAACGTCGGCGGCCCATAGACCAACTCCGTCGCACCCTTGCGCTGCACGCTCGTGATGCCCTTCTCATGCAGCGGCACCGTCCTCCACGGGCCGCCCGGGAAGATCCGGTACCGGAACCCGACCACGGGCCGCGAGGCCAGCAAGCGCTCACGCAGGACAGGGAACAGCTCGCGCGCCGAAGGCTGCAGGGTCCGCTTGCCCGCGCTCATTCGCCGGCCTCTTCGGATGCCGCGCCGATGCCCGAGAAGTCGAGCACGTTCGCACCCGTTCTCGACTTGTACGCCTCCTCCTGCGAGGTCTTCGCCGCGGCCACGAGCTCGTCGTCCCACAGCGGCTCGATGTGATCCATCGCCATCACCGGGTAGCGGACCCCGTGACCCTTCTTCGTCACGTCGTCCTCGAGGCGGAACGTCACCACCGCCGTGACCTGCGTCCCGATGGGGAGCGCCAGCAGCTCCTCCTCCACCCCGTAGAAGCCGTTGTTCTGCTCCTTCGGGACGCCGCGGGCGAACGTCGTGGGCTTGATCTCGATCGTCATCAGTTGCTCTCTTTCATCGGGGGCCAGACCGTGCTGGTCATGGCCTGCTGCTGCTTCTTGCTGGTCGGGCCGTCGATCGGCGACCCGAGGTAGGTGGCGCCCATACAGGCGAGGGCGAGGGCATCCGCTTCGTTGTCGTCGCGGATCACCAGGTCGGGGAACTTCGACCGCATCGCGGCGAGCACCTCGGGCTTCTTCGCGGCACCGTTGTCGGTCGCGTACATGGCGCGCGTCGTCGTGCGCACCTGCACCACTGGACCGCGGAGGAGCAGCTGGTCGACGAGCAGGCCGAACAGCCATGCCCGCTCGAGCTGCGCCCCGCCCTGCCCGTTCCGCATCACGATCGGCGCCTCGATGACCGACAAGCACGCGGCCGGCGCGAACACAAGCACGCTGCCGACGATCATCCGGATCCGGTCACGGGTCGCCCGCAGATCGCCCGGGTCGGTGGCTGCCGAGGCGATGCGAGACACCGCGACGCTGCCGTGGGCGCTGATCTTCGCTATCCCGGTCATGGTGAGGGACTGGTCGACCCCGAGCACGTGCATCACGGCTTCTTCACCGACTCGACGAGCACGATGATTCCCCACGCGATGAACCCGGCCGCGGCGAGGGGCAGCCCCAGCCACAGCGGCATCCCGTCCTGCACAGGCGCGAGTGCGACGATCACGAGCACGCCTCCGCGGTCTCGGCGTCGCCTTCTTCAGCGATGCGATCCAGGCGGGCGTTCACCCGCTCGACGAACCCCTTCGGGTACTCGGCGAGCACGATGCGCTCACCGCGGCGGGCGACGATCACGCCGCTCACTTGGACACCTCGGTAGTGGCACGAGCACGCACGATTTCGCGGAGCCATTCGAGGCCCGCGTGCTCCCCGGCGACGAGCGCGACGAGGCGCACGTGCTCGGGGAAGACCTCTCGCAGACGCTCGCGGTTGACGGCGTCGGCGGCGGCGATCGCGCGGAGCAGGAGACCGGTGAAGTTGCCGGGCTCGAGGCCGAGGCCGTAGTCGCCGAAGTGCCAGAGCACGTGCTGGGCGACGTCGAGAGAGACGTTTTCGGGCGCAGAGAAGGTAGGCAAGATGGGCTCTTTTCGTTGAAACCGGCCGGACAGCTTCGGGTGAAGTCCGGACGGTGGTGCGGGGAGAAGGGGCGGATCAGTAGGGGAGTGGGGAGTCCCAGAAGACGACGACGCCGGCCGTGCACACGGCCACCGCGAGCAGGGCGGGCCACCAGACGTGAAGCTGGTTGCGGGCCGCGTTGCGCACGCGCGTCCAGCGCGTTACACGCTTCACGACGCCACCCGCGAACCGATGGGGGTAACGTTCGACCGCGGCGCGAGCGAGGCGAGCCAGGCGTCGACGTCGGCCTGCTGCCAGCGCAGGTGCTTCCCGACCTTCAGCGCCGGCGGCCCCTGTTTCTTCGACCGCCAGTAGTAGAGGGTGTCGACGGGCACCTGCAGCTGATCGGCGACCTGCTCGATCGTGAGGAGCTGAGCCATCACGCCACCTGCCGCTCACGCGAGACCATGAACGCGGACAGGGGCACGTCGAGCCACTTCGAGAGCAGCTCGAGCTCGTTCAGTCCGATGTCCTGCTCGCCGCTCCAACGGCGGGTAGCTGCTCGATGTCCCACGCGGAGCGCCTCGGAGAGGTCGGTGACCGACTTGCGCTGCGCTGCCATCTCGGCGCGAAGGTTCGCTGCGACGCGGTCATTTAGCGTCGCCTTCTTGCTGTTCAGTGTCGTGATCTGGCTCATGGTGATGAGTATGCGTCTCTAGAGACGCTTAAGTCAACCTCGTTAAGACGATCCGTAACCTTTGTGGACGCACCTGCGTCTCGTGTTGCAACTTTGCGTCAGCTTTAGTTAAGATCGCGTCATGGCCAGACTTCCCCTAGACGCCCCCGGCGCCTTCGCTCAACTCGTCGCGTCAGCTATCCGACGGGAGATGGGAGACAGGCGGATGTCCGGGCGCGCGCTCGCCCGCGCGATCGAGAAGTCAGAGAAGTACGTGCGTGAGAGGGTCAACGGCACCTACGAATTCAGCCTCAACGACATCGACGCCTTCTGCACCTTCATCGGCATGGCCCCGGAAGAATTCGTCGCGCAGGTCGAGAGCGACATGAGCAACTACCGGCCGGGCAACGTGACCGCCATCCGCTCGACGGATGTCGGTGGGCTATCCGAAGATGAGGCACTCGCACTTCCGCACGCGGCTAACCGCGACGACAGCGCGGGAGAGAGCGAGCCAGAAGCCCCATGACGACGGACCCGGCGTACGACCCCTACGAGCACGCCGACCGTCTCGGAGTCAACGTCGTCTACGGGCGTCTTCGAACCGCCAACGGCCTCTGGCTTCCCGAGCAGCGAACCATCATCCTCAACACGAAGATGCGCGTCATGCTCGAACGGACGACCCTCGCGCACGAGATCGGCCACGTCTGCCTCGGCCACATCGAGAGCACACCACGCAACGAACGCATGGCCGACCGGTTCGCAGCAAAGCACCTGGTCGACCCCGACCACCTCGAGCGCGTATCCCGCTTCACGCCCGACCCCGCACAGTGGGCCGTCGAGCTCCAGATCACACCGCACGTACTCGAGACCTACCTGACGATGAGGAGCGCCTGATGCCCCGACCACCGCTCCCGATCGGCACGTGGGGCCGCATCTCGACCGTCACCAAGAACGGCGTCCACGTCGCCTCCGCTCGCGTGCGCGACTTCGACGGAGTGACCCGCGAGATCGAACGCACCAGCTACAAGAGCAAGGGCAACGCCGAGAACATCCTCCGCGAGGCTCTCGTCGACCGAACGCGCACCGGGGGAGACGACCTCACCGCGGAGTCCACGGTCCTCGTCGCGGGCGCGAAGTGGTGGGCCGACGAGATCGAAGGGCAGAAGGCGTTCAACACCGAGCGGCGATACAGCGAAGTGCTCGACATCATCAACAAGGGCATGGGCGGGATCCGGCTGCGCGAGGTCACGACAGCGCGCCTCGACAGCTACCTGCGCACGATCGCGAAGACGCGCGGGAACGCCACCGCCAAGGTGACGAAGACCGTGCTCAGCGGCATCCTCGGCATGGCGGCCAGGCTCGATGCTCTCCAGTCGAACCCCATCCGCGACGTCGGCCGCATCCAGAAGGCGAAGAAGGAAGTGCGCGCGCTCACGCTCGAGCAACTGCGCGAGATGCGGGGCATCATCGCAGCCGTCGAGCAACGAACACACGGCGACCTCTGGGACCCCATGAACATGATGATGGGCACGGGCGCCCGGATCGGCGAGGTCTTCGCGTTCCGCCGGGTCGACCTCGACCTCGAGGCGAACCCGCCCACGGTCACCGTCGCCGGGACCACGCTGTGGAAGAAGGGCGAGGGGATGAGCATCCAGACGCACCCGAAGAGTTCGACGTCGCGCCGCGAGCTGATCTTGCCGCCGTTCGTCGTCGACATCCTGGCTGCGCGCGAGCTCGACGGCGAGCTGCTGTTCCCCTCGCTGCGGGGCACGGTCCGCGACCCGAACAATTTCCGCAAGCAGTGGAGGAGCGCGCTCGAAGGAACGCCGTACACCTGGGTCACGCCCCACACGTTCCGCAAGTCGGTCGGCTCATTGCTGGAGAACGTCGACGACGCCAGCGCGCAGCTCGGCCACTCGGGCCGGGCAGTCACCGAAGCCCACTACCGGATGCGGACCCACAAGGCGCCAGACCTGCGCGCGCAGCTACAAGCGATCGGCGAGGCGAGCTGAGCCAGCCCCCGTTTACTCCGCGGAAACAACTCAGAACGACCACGATTGACCTCGGCCAACCCGACCTGAGAATGGCAGCCCCGCCAGCTAGGAAAAGGGGACTCGAACCACCTCGGAACAACCGGGGTGAACAGCCCAGAATCTTTTGGTCGCAGGTTCGATTCCTGCCAGGGGCACACAGCATTCCGCCGAAGCGGCTCCCATCGGGCGCACCGTAGAATCGCACGGTGACCGTCGCACTCCTCCCTCGCGCGCGTCGCTCCACCGCGCTCGCCGCCGGGGCAAAACGACTCGACATCCAAGGCCTGCGCGCCGTCGCGGTGCTGCTCGTCGTCGCCGACCACCTCTTCCACTTCCCGGTCGGCGGTTTCGTCGGGGTGGATGTCTTCTTCGTCATCAGCGGCTTCCTGATCACCGGTATCCTCCTGCGCGAACACTCCCGCACGGGGCGCATATCGTTCCGTGGGTTCTACGCCCGCCGCCTGCGCCGGATCGTGCCGGCCGCGACAGTCGTCGTCGTGGCCACCGTGATCGGCGCGTACTTCTTGTTCCCGTTCACCCGCTTCGAGGGAGTCGCGTTCGACGGTCTGTGGTCGAGTCTCTTCGTCGGGAACTGGCACATGGCCGCCGTCGGCGTCGACTACTTCCAGCTCGGGCAACCGCCGTCGCCGTTGCAGCACTACTGGTCGCTGTCGGTCGAAGAGCAGTTCTACTTCGTCTGGCCGTGGCTCATGCTGGGCCTCCTGTTCGCCTTCGGCCGGCTGCGCCGTGGCTCGGGGCACGTCGCGCTCGAGGTCGCAATGGCGGTGATCATCGTGGTCTCGTTCGCGTGGTCGGTCGTGCAGACGGCGGCCGACCCCACGGTCGCCTACTTCTCGACCTTCACGCGCGCGTGGGAACTCGGGGCGGGTGCGTTGCTCGCGCTGATGATGCCACTCGTCTCCCGGCTGCCGCGGCGGATCCGCCCGATCATGGGGTGGACGGGACTCGCCGGAATCGCCGCCAGCGCCGCGTTCATCTCGCCCGACCTCCCGTTCCCCGGGCCGTGGGCGTTGGCCCCGGTCGCGGCGACGGTGCTGGTGATTGCCGCAGGCACCGGCGAGTCCTACGCCATCGCACCGCTCACGAACAGGGTGAGCACGTACATCGGCGACATCTCGTACTCGTTGTACCTCTGGCATTTCCCGGTGCTCAGCCTGCTGCTCGCAGTCATGCCTGCCACGTCGCCGCTCTATCTGCTCACCGCCGTCGTCGCGATGTTCGTGCTCGCCGCGCTGTCGTACCGGTTCGTCGAGAGTGCGTACAGGCACAAGCCCGCCGGCGCCGACCGTGCGCGCACGACCTGGCCGGCCGTACTCGCCACCGTGACGGCGGCCGGGCTCGTCGCCTGTGTAGCGCTCGCCCTCGCCGGCCCTCCGGCCGTGGAAGCCCGGGCGACGCCGCCACAGGCGCCCGCGACATCCGTCTCCTGCCTGGGCGCCGCGTACGTCGCCAACAGCGGGGCATGCGACCCGTCCGACCTCCCCGCTGCAGTCGTGCCGTCGGTCGGCGACCTGTTCAACGACTCCGGCGACACGTTCCTGTGCTTCCGCGAGCGCGACAAGCCGATGAAGACGTGCCACTACGGAGACGACTCGGCTCCGATGAAGGTCGCCCTCGTGGGCGACAGCCACGCGGCGCAACTGCTCACACCGATCCGTGCATCGCTCGACGAGCTGGGCTGGTCGCTCGATACCTACCTCGGTTACGGTTGCCAGTGGCAGTCGCCGCCCTCGCCCGACTGCGACGTCATGACCGACATCTCGGCCGCGCTCGATGCTGGCAAGTACGACGTCGTCGTCACCTCCGGCGCGCGCTGGGTCGGAGGGGACAGCGGCGACTATTCCGACGCCTACGCCCGAGCCTGGAAGAAGGCAGCCGACGACGGCGCACGCGTCGTGGTCATCGCCGATGTGCCGCAGCCCTCGGCGGAGGCGCTGGCGTGCATCTCCCGCCTCGATTTCGACCCGCGGGACAACGCGTGCGGCACTCCGCAGAAGGAGGCGCTGAGCGCAACCGATCCGCTGCTCAAGGCCGTGAAGCAGAGCGACGCCGACCGCGTGCACCTCGTCGACCTCTCAGACTTCTACTGCGCGGCGGGGTTCTGCCCGTCGGTGATCGGAGGGGTGCAGGTGTTCCGCGACACCGGGGCGCACATGTCGGGAACCTGGCTGATGAGCCTGCGTCCCTACCTCGTCGCCGACCTCGAACGCGCGCTGGCCCGGCCGTAGCACCTCGCGCCGATTCCCGCTCGCCATATCGATCCCGGCGCGATGCGTTTAGCGTTGCCCCGAGGTGGCACCGGCCGCCGCAGAAGGAGACGACGATGAGCGACCCGAAAGACACCCCCGACACGAACGTCACCGACCCCGAGGAGGTCGACCCCACGGACGGCACCGACGAAAAGGGAACGCCCGTCGAGAACCCCTCCGGCTGAGCGACCGGTGTCGAAGCCGCACAAGAAGAAACACAAGCGCGTCGACCGCGCGCTCTACGAGGCCGAGCTCAAGCGGCTGCAGATCGAGCTGGTCAGTATGCAGCAGTGGATCTCGAAGACCGGCGCGCGCGTCGTCGTGGTCTTCGAGGGCCGCGACGCGGCGGGCAAGGGCGGCGCGATCAAGCGCATCATGCAGTACCTCAACCCGCGCACGGCGCGAGTCGTGGCGCTGCCGAAGCCGAGCGAGCGCGAGCAGGGGCAGTGGTACTTCCAGCGCTACATCGAGCGGCTGCCGACGGCGGGCGAGATGGTGCTCATGGACCGCTCTTGGTACAACCGGGCCGGCGTCGAGCACGTGATGGGCTACAGCTCGACCGACAAGTACGAGCTGTTCCTCAAGCAGGCGCCCGTGTTCGAGCGGATGCTGATCGACGACGGCATCATCCTCGTGAAGTACTGGTTCTCGGTCTCCGACACCGAGCAGGAGGCGCGCTTCCACAAGCGTCTCAACGACCCCGTGCGGCGCTGGAAGCTCTCCGACGTCGACGTGCTGTCGATCACCAAGTGGGAGGACTACTCCCGTGCGAAAGACGACATGTTCACCCACACCGACACCGACGAGGCCCCCTGGTGGACCATCGAGAGCGACGACAAGCGGGCGTCGCGCCTCAACACCATCAGCCATCTGCTGTCGCAGATCCCGTACGAGTCGTCCGACCCGGAGCCGGTCACGATCCCCGACCGACCGGTCGCGGACGACTACGACCGCCCGTCGCGCAAGCTCTTCCGCTACGTACCAGACCACGCGAAAACCCTCGGCTGA